CCATTACTCGGTCTTGCAAAGTCAGGTAAGTTTGTTGACGTGAATATGTTTCCTGCTATTATAGGATAAGTTCCTTCCATCTCAACTTTCATTTCCAAATCAAAATATTCTGTAAAACTAAACTTACCATTTAAGTTTTTCCCTTCCATAACTTGCATAGCATTGTAAACTTTCTTAAATTCTGATAAGGTTGAACAAGCGTCTGCAATAGAATCTTCACTAAACTCTTTCTTAGCCATTTTAGCATAAGCTCCAATTTGCTCATCAGTAGATGTTAATTTTTCTAATAGAGAATCATACTCTTTTTTAACATTTGATATATAAGAATTATCTTCAGATATTTTTCCTGAAGTTCCTGATCCTTCTCGTATTCCTGTTACTAATGCTAAGTCCACCAAATCTGTAGGTAGTTTCCCCTCTACTACTAAAGATAAGCAATTACCATCACCTTTTATGGGATCGAACTCAAACAACTCAACTTTTTCACCACTTATAGATAATGCATCTGTTATTATTAATTTCTGCATTTCCAAAGAATCATTTATCTTAGTAGGATCAGGTAATCTAAAAGATAAATTAACATAATTTCCCGATGCTCTTGCTATTTTTGAAAATATAGTTTCAAAGAACTCTTTTATACTATAGGTAACATCTGATATTCTATCTGTTTTATTTGTTTTATTTTTAGTAGATTCTTCTCTTGCTGTATTCAATTCTTTAAATTTAGTATATAATTCATCTACCACAGCTTTTCTGCTTATCAGTATATATCTATGAGCAACATAATCTCCGAGAACACAATTTGTTTGGAAAAAACTACCTCCTACTTCAAAATCTTTTCCTTGACCTGCATTATTTTTATAATTTCCTGAACCTCTTCCTAAAAATAAAACTGATACAGGATCTGCTGATCTAAATTTTTGACCTATAACTGAAGTTGGAGTATATGAGTATGGATACTTATCTTCAAAAGCTATTACAAATTTTAATTTATTCCCACACTTTTCATTCGTTATTGATATAATTGTCTTGTTAATCAAGTCTACTAAATATTGAAGAGAAACATATTCGTGAGCATCACTCGCAAGTCCTGTACTCTCATCTTTTGAATTAAAGAATGACATTATGAATGATCCAAATTTAGAGAATCCGGGAAAGGTGGTATATATCTTCCCAACAGGATTACCTCCCGCCATCCCCGATGATCGAGGTTCATATCCATCACTAAATTGTGCTGTTCTATTCTTACCTCCCTCCTGTAAATCATACATAATCTTAGTAATCAAACTTGTAACATTTTCAGTAGAATGCATAAAACTATTTCCGTATGTAAATTTCTGATTTGGAAATTTATAAGAAACGTCACAAGATAGTACATCAAGATTAGCAATAGCAGATGCAGGCCCTATAGCATTGAACCTACAAACATAAGTGTTCATATCAGTATTAGAATATCCTCCCGCTATTATATAAGCTCCTTCTATCTTATTTGATACTAATCCCCTCCCATTGAAATCAGAACCATGTCCCCATCTTATCGTTATAGGATTTCTATCTTTCTCTCTTCTCAGGTATGCTCTCGCATATGTTACGAATGCATCATATGAGAATACTTCAAACTCAACGTCAATCTCCAAAGTAAGATTCATCTTCTCAGCTTTACCCGTAACTCTTTTAATACTCAAACTTTTAAGTATTGCTCCATTGGGTCTATTGTCACCATTATAATTATATGTAGTTGTATATCCTCCTAACTTAGATGCAAGAGATGGATATTTGGTATTAGGAATACTTATACTTGCCCAAGCAGGTAACCTTCTCTTGTAATCTCCACTAAGGTCAACACCTCCACCTCTCATATTATAATGAAGACCTTTACGAGCTTTCATAGCTCCGAGAGTTGCAGTGTCAAATTTCTGTCTAAGTAAGTCCATTTTCTATTAGTTTTTGTATTTCCAAATCATCTATCGGAAACGGTATTCTCAATCTTAGACCTACGGGAACCATAAAACTTCCTTTGCCTAAATTATTAGCTCTTGCTATAACCCACCATAATGTTTGATCTTGGTAGAACTCGTTTGCTAATAGATCTAATCTATCTAATCTTCTTGAATATATGTAAACATCACTTTGTCTAAATGGTATAGATGGGTAGAATGTAGAACTATATCTCAAATTACTTGTAGATTTATCCTTTATTTCGTTTGCAAGTTTAGTATATCTTTTCATATTTTACTATGTTCTATGGCTAAATATATCATTAGTATCTGATGGCATTCTCTTTCCAACCCATCGTATTGTCATGTTAACCGTTGTTAACATTGGTAAATCCTCAATAAAACTTGTCTTATCATTCTCCCATTGATAATCTAATGAACTAACATATCCTATTTCATCAACATATATTTTACCTATCGTAAATTGTAGAAAATTACCTTGAAATCCTTTATTACCACTAAAATAATGTGGCATTGTAGCTCTTGATAAATCTTGTAATTTATCAAACATAGTACTAACGTCAGCATCTACATTGTTTTCTGCTACAACAGTAAAATTTATATCAACATCTTTAGCAAATGATGATAGCAATACTTTGGCATCTGCTCTTCCTATCTCAGGAAAATCTGTCCAACTTGGTGCAAATCTTGATGCAATTGTATTTATGTATGCAGGAAACTCTACTGAAGTGCCTAATGGTATAATTACAAACTTTATAGTTTCAAATGGTGGTTTTGCCATATTAAATTTATATTGTTTTCTTTAGTTTAGATTTCAATTTACTAACTGTACCATCGTCAAATTCTATAACTAACTGAGGATTTGCGTTGACATATTGTTGCATTACATTTATTAATCTATCTATCTTAGCATTGGTATTGTTACTCTGTAAGGATGTATTTCTATCTTCAAAGGTTGTAGTCGATACACTATCAGTCTTAGTCTTATTCTTTATATCTATAGGATTTGGATTTATAGTAGAATCTGTAGTTACTTTTGCTGTCATTGATACAGCTCCCAAATTTTTTAACTTAGAAGATATGGATGCTATGTCCACATTTTGTAAATTATTTAAATTTTCTACTAAAGATTCTATTGACTTCGATAACTCACTTATAGGATTTACATTCTGTTGAACGACACTTCCAAAGTAAGAAAATGATAATGCAAACACAGTAAAACCTACTGAAGCTGCTAATAAAGCAATACTTGCAGCAGCAGCACTTATGCCAAAACCTACTAAGGCAGGCCCCATAGCAGCAACTACAAATAATTGCTCTAATGTCATAGATGATAATGAAGTAGCAAATGCCTGTATAGCGGGTGCTGCTAAACTTAATGCATATCCTAATGCTATAGCTGATCCTATTAGTATTGCTAACCCAAATATTGCTGCACCACTCATCATTATACTTCCAAATGTAGATAATGCAGTACCTAATAATGTTAAACCTGTAGCTGCCAATGGAGCAGCTAAACCTAATGCTGCCATACCTATTGCAGCAGGTATCATTGCGATAAATGCAACTGCGGATATTGCCATTGCAACAGCACCTATTAATACTTTGCTATTTCCCATGGATATCAATCCTGAAGCTAATCCTTGTAGTCCAACTTTTAAACTCTTACCATCCACAGTAGACATAAGTTTAATACCAAACATAGCAGGTATCATAGATACAAATCCTACAGAAGCAGCTACTAAACTTGCAGAACCTCCAACAACTTTACCTCTTCCCATAGACGTTAACCCTGAAGCTAATCCTTGTAGTCCAACTTTTAAACTCTTACCATCTATAGTAGATGCTAATTTAATACCAATCATAGCAGGTATCATAGCTACAAAGCCCACTGCTGTAGGTATTAAATTAAGAGCTCCTACTGCAACTTTACCTTTCCCCATAGATTTAAGACCCATAGCTAAATTCTGTAGGAAATCTTTTACATTTTGACCTGACTTAGGTTTAATTTTATCAGAAGATTCTGATACGTTTTGAATAGATTCATTCAATGTGTCTCCAATACCTCCTCCACTATCAGGTGGTGGGGTTGCATTCGCACCATTGGGTGGAGTAGGTGTACTTGATTGAATACCTTGTCCACTAAATACTCCTTTTATTTTATCATAAACACCTTTAACTTTGTCAGGTATATTTTTAAAAGTATCCATATTAAATATACTTTTGAAAGATTCAGCTACCTTTGAAAAGTTTAATTTTGTAAATAATTTAGATCCAACATATAATGCTGACATTCCTCCTAATATAACCTTTAATGGGCCTAACCAACCATCTCTTAAATCATCCCCTACTTTTCTTACAGCATCTCCAATTCCATTGAATATTATATCATTTATAATTTCTAAAGGATATAAAAAAGCTTCAACAAAATATCCTATAACTTGAAATCCGTATCCAATTCCTTTTATTATAAGTGCTATTCCTGATAATATATTTGACGCAGTCTCTAATACAGGAACTAATGCTTCAACTAATGGCAATACTGCTTTTATTAGAGCATTCTTAATCTTACTTAATGCTACATCAAATCTTTCAGCTTGTTGAGCTTTTGATATTTCAGACTTTAATTGACCTGCACTCATTTTTTCTACACCATCCAAAGTTTTTAAATGGTCTAAAGCATACTTCTGTTCTTCTTCTGTAAGTCCTGAGAGCTTTTCTCTAATGTATAAACTCTTTTGCAGCTCCCCAACTTCCATACCAAAAGCTTTTGCTAATAGCATTCTTTGTGGAACAGATGCACTTTGAAACTCAGCGTAAGTACCTGCTTGTTTTGATATCTCTTGCATCATCTTCACAGTCTCTCCCTGTAAAGCATAATTTCTTGCAGCACTGACATCAATAAGTTTACCCATAGCAACAGATGCTTCCATCTGTGCAGTCAAACTACCTTGAACATCAAATAAATGATCTTGTATCTTAGCTGCTTGTGATAGACTAAATCCTAACTTTCTAACCTCTATTGCTGCTTTGGCTGCTTCAATGGGCATTCCTGCAAAGTTTGTTGCGAGAAACTCGGAGTTTTCGACTAAGTCTCTTGTAATCACTCCGGGGGCTAACTTATTAGCCTTCGCCAAATTACCCACTGCTACTTGCATATTTCCTGCCATACTTTCGTCAGCACCTAACTCCATAAAAGTACCCTGCAATTGAGCAGCAGTCTCAGCAGTATATCCAAATACCTTTGCAGCATCTGATATCTGTACTAATGTCGTATCCGTTAATTGTGCAAATCTTGAGTAATTATTTACCCACCCCTTTTGTACATTAACAATATCTTCTAAAGTTGATAATTGATTATGAAATGAAGTTTGTGCAGATAAAGCATTCTTATATAAATCATAAGCTTGAACAGATGCTAATCCTGTCTCAGCTTGTATACCTTTAGTAATTTCATTTATAGAACTTAGTAAGGAATGTACTCCTTTGAATGCAAATACCATTGCACCTATGATAGGGCCCATCATACCAATATGACCTCTCATAACCTTCATACCCGCTGCTAATGCTTTTATAGGGTCTCTCGTCTCCATAAAAACATCTCTAATAGCTGTACCTGCTTCAATTGATATATCCTTAGCTTGTAGAAAAGCTTTTGATAAACCTTTTCCAAAAAATGGAATCATATTAGCTATAGCAGCATATTTCGTATATGATGTATCTACTTTTTTAACATAATCTTCAAAAGCATCATTTATTTCCTCTCTAACTCCAAGTTCTGACTTTAACGTATTTAATGATTTTTTGTTATTCTGTAATTCATCATACGCCATATCCGATAACTTTGACTTCGTAGATTTTATATCCTCAAGTATTGAAGCTCTCTCAGAATCATCGTCTTTACTTGTTTCCGATAATTTAGTATTTAAACCATCTAATTCAGATTTTAAACTATTTACAGTATCACTAAATTGAACTCCTTTATCTATCAACTGTTGAAACATATCAGAATCTACAAGAATACCTCTATTCTCACTGATATCCATCAATGTCTTTGCATAATCTATTAGCCTTATTTTATCCCTCAACAGAGATATACTCGCATCCAATGACATATTATTCTTAGATATAAGTCCTATATTCTCATGATCTAAGTTATTTAACTTTTCTTTTACCGAAGATGATTTGTTTAATTCTGATAATTGTTTTCCTATTAACTTATTTAATTCTTCGTATATTGCAGCACTTACCTGTAACTCTTTATTAGAATCTTCTAAGATTTCTAATATCTCTTCTACAACATCTTTATAATCTTCATTGGATACATCTATATTCTTTAACTCTTTAGATAACTCTTTGTAGTTTTTAAGTATTTCCTTAATATCCTTTAACTGCTTTGCTGTTAAATTATTATTTTCTTTAAAGAAATCTTTTAACTTGGTTTGTAAATTTTGTATATCTAATGCACCATCAGCTGCTTCTTGTCGAGCTGCTTTTCCTAAATCTTCTAATTCTTTCTTAGGGTCTTTCCTATTTGCCATTATTTAATATTAGGATGTTTCTTCTTTAGTCTCCGTATTTCATCTTTATAACGTTGTTCATTGAATTTAATATCATGTATTAATTCTTGAATTTCGGGATCTCTACTTGCTGTATACATCCTTTCCAACATCTTTACTTGCTTACCAAATGAAAACAATGCTAAGATACCTGCTAAAAAACCCTCTTGCAAAATTTTTGAAGTTTGCTTAGTCATACAAATACTTTACTATAAATATAATATACCTAACATATTTAGTAATAAATACTATATAAAATATTAACGTCTTCTATTTTGTTTAGGATTCTCTTGTTTTATATATGCATTTATCTCTTGTATATATATTTGTCTTACATATACAGGAAGATTATACACTTCTGTAAAAGATAGTGAACCTTTACTATTATAGCTTAAATTAAGTATTTGCTTGTATAAATCTAACTTATACTTTAACGTCAGGCCAAAAAAACTGTACCCCGATGGGAGCGTTAGTGCGAAAGGTTTCCCCTGTTTGTCGATCTGTCACCTCCACTGACAGATTTATTCCCGGTTGAACTTCCTCGATATACTTCCTCAAAGATCTTGCATCTGAAGCTAACATTTGCGTATCTACAAAATCTCTTATGTACTTAACATCATAATTACCATCTACTGAAACTATATAATATTTTAATTGAGTAGATGATATCTTGGATAAACCGTTGAATATCTTTTTATTTTTTTCAATTTCTTCTTGCAACTTTTTTTGATCAAGTTGCCTTAGCATTCTAAATGTAATCTTATTCTTAGTCGATGGTAGTTCAAAGTTAAGTTCATTAACTCCTAAACTATCAACATACTGCTCATCTAAAAATTTAAGTTCTATTTCTGATAAATCAATAGTTTCTCTCTGCTTTTTTCCTGAAGGTGTGTCAATGCTAACTTCGTACTCACTGCCGTATCCAAAAATACGAGAAGCTACTGTTATAGCATCAATATCCCCAACTAACAAATCATCTAACTTTATACCTTCAGTAACTATTAAAGATTCTAAAAACTTATCAATAACAATTCCTTTTTTAATATATGATTCTGTAGTAAGAATATCTTCCTCTTTAGCAGTCATATATTTTATCTCAATAGTACCTTTATGAAGAGGACTATCTTTTGGGTAAAGTAGTCCTCTTGAAGGTAAGTCTATAATTTCTGTAGGAATTCTATATCCTACAGCTTCTTTCTGAGTTTGTGTTACAATAGAACTTTCTTCCTCTGAAATAACATCTTTTTTTGGATAGCTCGTATCTAAATTCATATTTAAAACTTTTTTTTAATAACTTAATAAATAATATAATTGTTCATTAGGATGGGAAGTATTCTGCCCAATCATAAGAAATTGTTGCTTCAATAGCTACTAAATCATCTGAAGATACATCTAAACTACCCCAATTGATATTCGCAAAAAATGCACCATTCAATTCCCAATAAGCACCTGTGAGACCGTTAATATCTCCTTGAGGTGGAACATAGTATAATGTTATCTTCTTCTTATAAGTTGACATGTACTCATCTACATCCGTTCTTGAATTGTGATGGTCATCATTCAACCAATTATGAGCCACAGCTGCACCACTTTTTCGTGCTGTTAATGACTCATAAGGATCATAGAATGTTACTGAAATATCCTGCCATCTTGATTTTCCCTTTATCTTGAATTCAGAGTTGATGGTATCAACTACTACAGGATTATTCTCAATAGATGGAATATCAGTAGTCTTGATAAGATATGATTGCTCTCCCGCTTCATAATAGGATTGTATGCTCATTATGAAGCGATTCTGCTGCTTCATATCAACAAACTGAAAATTATTACGATATTGTGCTGACATAGTTGTTTTGTTTTATATAAATATAGTATTTATTTTTTTTTTAATTATTTCCCGATCCTTCAGGAGTATCACTTGGGAATACTGCACCTGTAGGTAACACAAAGAAATCAATTATTACAAATTCCGCAGTTCTCGTTGGTTTCAAATAAATAGCACCTCGTAGTTCATTTCTATCAATTACTTCAGCAGTATTGTTAGATTCATCCATCACTACCCTAAAATCATAGAGTCCTTGTTTCTGTCTAATATCTGTGAAATAAGGTGTTACGATATCAACAAATCTTTTTCTCGTTTGAACAGTATTTTGTTCGAATACTAAATATCTTGAAGTAGATGCTACAAATTTCTTAGCTGCAATTAATAAACGTCTAACGTTTATTCTATCTAATGCAGAACGTTTCTTCTGTAGTGTTTTCTGACCCCAAACAACAACTCCATCTCTTGGATAAGTAGCTATTGGGTTTATATTACTTGCATATAAATCATCTCTCATTGAGGTAGATAATTTAGTTTCCACTTGTACTGCAATATCAATTCCACCTCTATTCAAACCCGCAGGAGCAAACCATGGGAAACTAACATAATCATTAAATGATAGTACACCTGCTACTAAACATGATGGTGGAAGCCATACGTTTCTGTTCAAATCAGGATCCGCTACTTGAACCCATGGGTAGTACATAGCTGCATAGTTGGAGTTTCTTGACTCACCTGCTAATTGAGCTTGACCTATCGAATCTCCGTATTTAGTTGGATCTGCTACTAAGAAAACGTCACCTCTCTCTTCGCACATTGCGATAGCGTGAGTTAGGATATCACTATGTTTACCACCTGCTTCTTGTAGAATTCCCGGCATGAACAACATATTTACATCATACTCATCAGCATTAGATAAAATATCCAATGCATCATAATAAGCAGTAGAACCGCTAATACCTGCTGCACCCTGAGATAAGTTAAATCCTTGAGTATTACTTGCTACAATTTTATCATAAAAAGCTCTTGGATGTTGAACATATCCATCGCTACCGAAAGCAAAAGTTCCTGACACAGCAGCAGGTAATGATGCAGATAATGCTCCACTTCTAATACCACCTGCTTCATTCAAATAATTTAAAGTTGTTTTAAGAACTTCTACTCGTATGTATCTTGAACGATTTGGATAAGAACCTGATAATTGTAGGTAAGGTCTTCCTGTACCTGTATCCCTAAGTGTATATACTTGATCTCCTACAATTCTTGGTAAGTACCCTGAATCATTAGGATCTAATGACACATTATTAAATTGCTCAATAACAACTTTTCTACCCGTTCTATCGTCACCTCTTCTTAAAACAAGATTAAATGTACCTCTCTTCAAGTTTACATTATTTACTTCCCAACGGAAATTATATCGAGTTCCTAAAGTTGAAGAAAGTAATCCTAAAGTTTGAGTAGTCGATGGGTCTTCTATACCATTATTAGAAGCTATAGTAGTACCACTATTACCATACAAACCTTCTGACATCAAATGTATCTTAAATGAAGCAGATGCCTCATTAAAAAATGATGCAGTTAAATCGGTTTTAGTTTTACCTCTATTTCTAAATGATTTATAAGAACCTGAACTTACAACATTACTTTTAGCTATAGTTGCATTACTGTTTATAATTCTCACAACGGTTAAATTATCTCCGTATCTTAGATATTCTTGAGCAGTATAGTTTGTTAAGAACTTATATTCTTGAGCATAAGCTCCTGAACCACTGATAAAGCTATTACCAAAAGCTCTAAGGTATTCTGAATAATTTGATATTGTAGTAGGTCTAAATGCAGGGCCGTATAATGTAGGGCCAATCACTGCTGCTCCGATTGATTGTATTTCTTGAGGAAGGAAACTTAGGTCTTTCTCTCTCGTGAATACACCCGGACTTACAAATCTTTCGTTAGCCATTTCTTTTTTATTGAATTTAATAATTATTTTCTATCTATAAATAGTATATAAATTTTCCAAAATTATCTCTATTCTTGTTCATTTGGAAATCTATCAACAGCATTTATATCAAATGAAGATTGCTCAGTTCTGAACACAACTCTCTTAGTAGTGTATGCCTTTTGTATCGTTGATTTTCTAAGTTCAAATTCAGATTGAAGTCTTGCATCTACTGTCAATGTAGTTGTTGCTTTAACTAACCTTTCCGCTGTTGTTGGGTTTATAGTATCAAAATTAATATCTCCTACCCTTGTTTTAAATTTAAAGGAATCTCCCCAACTAAAATTACTTGTTGGAATAATATCCTGTACAATTGAATTCATCTGTTCTATATAATAACTAAACAAAATTAATTCATATTCTACTATATAAAATTCAGGTAATACAGATATAAAATATTCATCAGAAAATTTTGAATTAGATAATGTACTATGCTGATCTCTTATGTTTTCAAAATTTCTATCTTTAGGAGTTATAGATATTGTAGCTGATCCGTAGTTCACATCCAACTTCTTGAATCTCTCATCCTCAGCCATAGATATTCTTCGTATAGTACCGTAAGGAGCCAATATCTTTCCTTGTTTATCTCTCATAAATCCTCTTGCCTGAATTTGATTCCAAATCTCAGCAGATGCGTATACTATAGGAACATCTACCATAGTATCATTCTGTTCTACCTGAGCATTGATAGTATTTTTGAGATAATGCATTATAGCATAATCAACATCATATAAGGTGATAGCGGGAGTCCTAAAGGAGTCATTATCTCTCCTTGTCTCATATGCTCTATTAAATGGTGGATCTACTCCTGTTAATGATATGTTAGGATTTTCTGCCATTATATTCTATTTGGTAAATCATAAATACTATTTCTCGGAGTCATTATATTCTCTATTCCTAATCTATCTGCTGTTGTTTTCATTCCCTTTGCTACAACACTTACATTATATCCAAATCTATCTTGTCCATCTTCTACTGTTGCTAATAAAGTATCAGGATTTCTACCCATCCAAAGTTGGTTAGATGATACTAAATTTAATTCATAGTATTCAGCATCCCACTTTATTATATCTCCTTCTTGTATAACTAAGTTTAAATCTTTTAAATCATCTCGCAAAAATGAAAAAGATATCTCTCTTATGAAAGTTGTATAGTCATCTCCATCAAAGTCTTTACCTTCCCTTGTAATCAATGAATTAATTCTCATAGGATTGAAAAATACTTTCTTTGCTGATTCTCCATATATATTCGTTTTTATATACTGCGTAGCTATCTTATATACTATGACTTCAGTATTGATTATAGAGTTAATTAATTCTCTATTCAATCTTCTTATTAAACTTACATCTCTTGAACCTCCGAATAATGGCATATATTAATACTTTATCATCCTATATAAAATCTTAAAGGTACTCTACTCATTTCAACTTGCAATGCTTCTGATTCAGCTGCTTTTCTTTCTAATAGATTCTGTCTTGAGAATTGATCTAATATTTCCTTTAACTCTTCTATTAATGATGATTTTTCTGTTTCAGCTGCACTTAATAATGCATCACCATTTAATGTAATATCAGATTCAGGTATTGGTATCGAACTATACTTACTCCTAACATATCCTAACATTTCCTTTGATAATGCTAATGTATATTTTTTAATCCATTGTCTACCCATAGCATTTATTCTTGAGTATACCATATTATTGTAGGGTACATTTGAATAGTCACTTATTCTTCCTCTCCCCCGCTTTAGTGGATTATTCTCCAAATCATCTAAAGTATATTCAAAATGTAATTTAGTATCTCTCGTTGGTATTGGAAATATGGTTAATCTGTTGTTAACTAATCTA